CCCAGATACAGAGTGACATCGATGGCCGACATGGTCAAGAATCAAGCGTATTTTTCGGCGTGTCCTCGCTCTGTTTTTGTTTTGCTTTAAGTCCATTACCAGCTAGAACGCCGCCAAGTGAGCCAGTTAAGAAAATGGCTAACGTCTTAAGTAAATCTATGAAAGCTGCATCGTTAGGTGCTTGTCCACCGATTGGCTGAGTAACAAAGATAAGTGCGTAAGTGATACCTAGTGTGACTATGAGAAATACTGCCGCAAGTGTTGATCCAATGATAAGGATAAGCTGCGCATGGACGTCTTCTGGATTACGGCGTCGTGCCGGCTTCTGGATAGAATGATCCAATGATGTCTTCAGTGCAAGTTCCAGTAGCGATGCACGCTGGCTTCTGACATTCTGGTTTCTCCCAGTTTTCATAGACTTGGCACTCATATCTAACCGAATCTCCTAAATTGCAGGAAGATAAGGCTAGCAATAACAAGCCCAGCCCTATCCACCGCCACACTTATTTCTTGCCGAGTCCGTAAGCTGCATCTTTTGGATTAAGAAACTTGGCCGCCGGGGCTAATAGCCCAGCAAGAAAAGCATTGACCAAGACTTTTGGATCCGAAATGCCAGACATATATAGAGCTGCAACGGCCGAGAGTGAAGCTCTCAACCACGATGCTCCTGCTGATTTTAATTCCTTCATTTTTTCTTCTCCTTTTTCGGCTTCGCCTGTGGAAGTGGCTCGACCACTGGATATTCTCCAGCATAGGCAACAAGCTTTGGCCTAGCGAAACCAACAATCTCCTTGCCAATATAGCGACGCTTGACCATGACCATTCCGCCGTTGCGTTGATCTCCATCTCCGGAGGTGTTGCCCTCAATGCAGAGAACGCTTGTTGTGCCAACCTTGACGACGATTCCGATGTGACTGATGCGATCAATGCCATCGTGTGGAAAGTCCATGAAGCATAAATCTCCAAGCTGCGGCTTATCCTCAATCCAGCGTCCAAGCTCTTTCATCTTATGTGCGCCTATAGCCGTTGAAACCATTGATGGAATCTTGACGCCGGCGGTGTGAAAGACCCAGTTGCAGAATGATCCGCACCAGGGCAATCCATCGGCCTTTGTGAACTTGCCGTACTTTGTCAGATTATCGCCAGTCTCGACTGTGCCGACTTCAGCTAGTGCGACTTCGATGATCCGTGCAGCAGTGCCTTCCGGATAAATCTTAGTCAACTGTTCCACTATGAAAGCAGTAACTTTGCTTCATCGGCAGTTATGCCTAGTTTGGCCAATAACGCTGCTTTGTCTGCTTCCTGTGCATTTTTTAATGCTTCTGCTTCTGCAATAGCAGCATTTATGTCTGCCATTTGTGTATCCGCTAAAGCATTTTCCTCATCTGTATAAGCACGCTCAATAGTTTTGCCTGTGGTGATGTCGTAGATAGTTTCTTTTCTTGTCATTTTACGCTGCTCCGTATACGAATATGGTTCCTTTATCAAAAGAACCGCCTGATGTTTTAATGCTGATGCTAGTAATTGCTGAACTGCCCGTGTATACGCCATTTAACATATAAAAATTAGCGTTCGCAACATTTGATATGCCGACAGTAGTTTGAAATGGCTTCACGCCCGATGTATTGCAACCAAAAAGCATAATGCCAGCGTTTAATTCATCTGCTGCTGCTGGTGTTGAACCTAATTGAATTGAATCGTTTGCAGCATTGTATTTTTTGTCTATTTTTGCTGCAAGCGTTGAGGTTGTAGTAATAATGTCTTGGCCAGCTTGTTTGTAATTAGACCCAGAATCTGAATTAAGTAATACAGTTATATTTGGATTTGATGTGTTTGTTGAGCAGTCACCGATAATTACCATAATCTGATCAATGCCTGATATGCCTGAAATAGTTGTTGTTGCACCGCTTAGAGATGTTCCACCAGCGTTTAACAAACTAAAAGTTTTTGCTGTTGAAGGTGAAGCAGGTGTCGCCCATTTTACCTTGTACGGGCTAACTGTTGTGTCAGCTGTTAATACTTGCGCGGTCGTGCCAATAGGCAAATTGTCGTAAGTGCCTGAACCTGTGCCAATGACAATGTCACCAGCAGCCGTGATTGTTGTTGCCATATCGTTTGTAACTGTGACTGTTCCAGATGTTCCACCGCCTGTGATACCAACGCCAGCGGTTACTCCTTCAATGTCTCCAGTTGTGCCGTTTTGCCATGCTGGAACACCAGCAACAACGGCCAAAACCTGACCATTTGTGCCAACGGGCAATCGTGTATTTGTGTTTGCTGTCGCTGATGAATAAGCAAGATCACCAAGCGTTGTGCCAGGTTGCAATGCTTTCAGTCGTGTGTCCACGCCTTGCAGCGCAACATCAAAGTCGGCTGGAAGATCCGTCACTAAATCAGTCGGCGTTGGAAGAACAAAGCCATAGTTCGTAGTTGGATTTGCCATAAGTGTTTCCTTTCGTTATGAGACTATTGTGGCATATTGCCACTCTAAAGTTGGCGACACACTATTCCATAGCTCAGTTATTGGCACGTCATTCCATCGCATGGCTTGCAGTGAATAAGCCAGTGGAGACATAAGAAGAGTGATGTCTAGCTGATTGTAGGAAGCTCGGAAAGTCCAGCCTTCGACGAAGCCTTGAAAGGTTCCAGACGACATATTTGACGGAAGGTCATTAAGAGCTATTGGCTGACCCATGAAGATGTTAATGAGAGAGTTACGATCGCCATTGTCTAGCTCTGGATTGGTCAAAGCGTAAGTGATGGAATCAAAGATTGGCTGCGGATAAGCTCGCAGTGCCAGATAGAACGCGGCCTGATCTTCGGCATCGTGCAGGTGTCGAAGCGTTGTTGTAAAGATTTGTGATAAATCGCCATAAAGTGCAATCGATGCTGCATCTGTGTCGCTTACCTGATTAGATGAGTTTTGCCCGTAGCTGATGGTGATGTCGTTTCTGACATCGCCTGCCCTTGTCTTAATGGTAATGCCTTGCCCTAGTGCGTGATTGGCAGTGAGATCCGTGTATCCGTTAGCTGCAAGGTAATTCGTTCGGTGAGTCGAATCAGCATAAGAAATAAGGCCGGAAGCGTCCTCGTATAAATAACCTAATCCGCTACTGGCGAGCGCGGCGACTAAGTCGTAAATAATGATGCGATCCGATGAGCGTTGCGCCAGCTCATAATTGCCTGGAGTGTCAATCTCACCAAGTCCATTATTTCCAGCCGTCGCCCATGTTGTCGTCGGATTATAAGTGCTCCACTGAAGCGCGGCTGGAACTTGCTGCCATTGAGCCAATAGGACTTCGCGCAAGATTGTTTCTATCTGGTCGCCGTCAAAGTCATGAGACAAGACGCCATCTGTGAGAGCCTTCTGAAGCCTTGCAAGGGCTCCTAGAGCCGTGATTGTGACTTCCTGAGTGTAAGCCGTTGAACCTACCTGAGACACGCTCACAGAAATGTCCACGATTGAGCCGCCAAAGATTGGCACATAGACGGCTGATGTGTCTTGCACTTCGATTGAGATGGTGTCGTTGATTTCGTAAGGTAATGCAGCTTGATTGAAGATAATGAGATTGACCGAGCAATAACCGGCTTGAGCCTGTTCGTAGATATTCGTGCGCCCTGACGTAATCGTCAGATTGGCCAACACCGAATCGGTAACATCAACGCCGGAAATTTTAACGCGCCAGACTGGAGCCCACTGCGTCATTAGATTGCCTGAAGTGCAGAGGCTCCGCCTGTGCCACGATAAAAGGAATCGTTAAGAGCCTTAATAATTGTGCGAGCAGTGCCTTCGGCATCGATTGCGCCATTGACTGTGAGATTGATTCGAGCAGCGTTTTGAGAATCTGTAAATCCACCACCGCCCATAGCAGCTAGTCGAGCCGCATTCTGTGAATCGGTAAAGCCTCCACCTGCTGCGACGCTAATAGCTCCTGCAACTGCTGATGCAATTCCTCCGCCGGCTCCTCTGCCTCCTCCAGTTGCTCCTCCGCCTCCGCCCATAGAAGGAACGACAATTGCTGGCACTGATGATCCACCGCCGCGAATTGCACCTGGCGCGCCTGTCGTAGCGAATGATTGTCCGCTAATTTTTGACTCTATAAGACTGCGCGTTTCAGAAGCAGACAAGCCCCACTTACTTGGATCAGTGATGACGCCTAATAAACCTAAAGTAAATGACGCAAACTTAACAACTTTATCCAAAGCTGCAATGATTGTATTGAGCCAGCCAATCATCTTTCCTAATCCTGAGCTCTGACCTGTATTGGCTTCGCTATTAAACACGCCAAACATTTTAGTCAATGAGGTTGTGAGACCTTTGACTGTTTCTCCGAAACCAAATGCAGCCGTTTCAGTGCTAGTCATTCCGTCTTTAAGTTTTCCTTTACCACTAAATCCTAAGGCAAAAGCATTAAAAGCTGGAAGGACATTCTCGTTGATGTAATCAATCAAGGACGTAATCATTGGCAATAAACCTTGACCAATAGTTTCTTTCGCTTCATCGAAACTTACTTTTAAGATTGCAATTTTGCCTTCATAAGTCTCTGCATTGGCAGCAGCAGCTCCACCGAATAAATCTGTCAATTTTTGCTGAACGTCTGTAAATGACATCGTTTTAAGCTCTGCTGCGGATAGTCCAATTCCTAATTTGCCTAGAGCTGCCGTATTGCCGTCGTAGGCTTTACCGATTGCATTGGCAACAGTCTCCAGTGGCTTTCCAGTTGCCGTAGCCACATCAAGGGCAACAGTAAGAAGATCTTGCGCCTTGCTTATGTCTCCAGTGGAGATTGCCAATCGCTGCAACGCTGGACGAAGTTTGTCGTCTGCCACACCAGTGGCCAAAGACATCTTGAGAATGGATCCTTCAGTCGCTGCAATTTGTGCATTAGTTGCACCAGTGGCATTCTCTAAAGCAAGAGCCAGTTTATTTTGTGACGCTTCATCTTCAATCGCGGCCTTGACTCCATCGATTCCGATTTTGATTGCATAAGCCCCAGCAGCAGCTCCGGCTGCGGCGAATGCCAGCCCTGCTTTTTTGCCAAAGTCGAGCATCTTTGTTGAGGAGCTATCGACGTCAGTATTGGCTGCATTGAGCGACTTCTTAAGTTGATCTACATCAGCAAGAATCGAGAGCTTGAGCGTGCGCGATTGTCCGGCCATTTACCACTCCCTTAAGATTCTGTCGAAAGCAGTTTCCCACTTCGCAATCAAGTCTGGTTGGATTTCGCGGAGTGTCGGATAAATAAACCAGCCTTTAGATCCGCCGCGAATACCACTACCTGACCAGATTGGGAATTGCTTGAACTTGTTAGATCCAAACTCTGTGCCGCCCCAGAGATCCTTTGTTGTGCCACCGCCAGAGAATTTTTGACTTACGAAGCCAAAAGAGAGCTCGCCAATCTTGGAAGATTTAGACACACGGGAGCCACTGGCAATTCGATTGGCGGCCTCGCCTCGACTGGTCGCCTTCTGCTGAATCTTGCCTTGAGCGAACTCAGCCAGAGCTGATGATTCTCTTTTAGCTGCATCGGTCGCTTCTGCGTCCATCGCCTTGAATGCGGCAGTGATGCGACGAAGATCTGCCTTGTCATAGGCAATCTCAACGTTGTCGCTCATTCTGTTTCTCCAGTATCTCGAAGGCCGTATAAATCTGCTCCGCCGTCGTCCATTCGCTCATCGGTATTCCTGTGGCTATGGCTAACTCCACCAGGATTCGATTTACGCTTCCGGCGGCGTAACTTTTGGGAGAACGTCACCGACTGTCACGTCGGCTACTGTTTCACACCAGATTTCATAGCCCTTGATTGGCTTGCCACCGGCTTCACGCTTCATCGCATTCCACGCAAGGAAGAGAAGATCAGAAATCCCGATCTTCTCCTGCGCTTGCGAAATTGTGCTGCCTGTCTTTTGTTCCCACTTAGCCCACTCTGGCGGTTGTGCAGTGTAAGTGCCAAACTCGCCTGACGTGTATTCGATTGTGATTGGTAGTCTCATTATGTGCTCCCGTTTCTCTTTCGATTAGCTGATTGTTAAGACTGGTGTTGAAGCGCAAAGCATTGACCAAGAATCTGTCTGTGCATCTGGTGCAGTACCGCCAGCAGTTGGAGCTACTGGGAAAGCAGTGCCAGCGAATGACGCGCCAGTTGCAGTTAGCAGAGTGAATGCCAGTGCAGTATTTGGAGCAGAAGTGAACGCAGTCCACATCGCTTCAAAGAGTGATGATGTTGCGCCCCAGTCTGCAAGAAGCTCGATGTTAAGTGTCCACTGATCGTCGATATGTTTGTAGGCCTTGCCATCGAGGGTCTGAAACGTCGTAATGACTGGTGCATTGACTAACGTGACGGCAGTTGTCTGCGCGTCATAATTCACGGTGGCAAGAGTGAAAACTATGTCGCGACCGGTGACTATTGTTGTTGGCATTTCTTTGTCTCCTTAGATTGTCTGTTGTGTGTAGTAAGTGCTGACCGCGAGATCCGCCACTAGTAGGT